TTTTGTTGACATACAGAGTAAAGTCTGATATACTAATACTATAGTGATGCCTTAAGTTTTATACCTTACTGAATTGCTGTGGTGTTAAACACTAAAGAAAACTAAAGCGACACTTAAGTAAGGAAGGTCCACTTACTAGGTGTCTTAAATTAAAAGGACCGATAGGAAAAAATAAAAGATGATTACTAAAGGAATCGCAAAGTTCGTTTACTTAGACTCGACAGAGAAATTTAACAACGAGGACACTGGAAAGTACACTCTAACTGTAGGACTATCTACTTCTGAGGCAAAGAAGTTAGTGGACGCTGGGGTTAAGGTTCGTTCTTATACTGATAAGGAAACTGGTAAAGAGATTAAGATTCGTAAATTCTCTACCCAATATAAACTTCAGGATAATATGATTCAGACTGTGTCTGGTGAAGTGATTGGTACTGACTTCGGTTCAGGTTCTGATGTAGAGGTACTATGGAAAGCAGGTAATGCACACCCGACTCACGGTGTAGCCACTTACTTAACTGCTATCAAAGTAGCTGATGAACACGAGCCTGGTTACAAAGGTAGTAATGAGGAAATCTCTGAATTTCTTACTGCTTAAAGCTATATGTCAGAGTTCACGAGACACGAGCCGTGCTTGACGTGCGGTTCAAAGAACAATCTGGCTAGGTATTCTGATGGACACGCCCACTGTTTTGGGTGTGGACATTGGGAGCCACCTACCAATAATGAAAACTACACATATAAGGAAGGTAATAATAATATGACAGCAGTACAACCCAAAGGTTTCATAGGTGCAATCCCTGAAAGAAACATCTCCAAGAAAATTACTAACAAGTACAGCGTTAGAATTACACACGGGGAAGATGGAAGAGTAAACAAACACTACTACCCCTACTATGATAATCGTACTGATGATTTAGTGGGCTATAAAGAGAGAGACGTAGCCACCAAAGGGTTCGTATTCTCAGGTACTAACAGAGGTGCTGGTCTATTCGGACAGAATATCGCTCGAGGTAAAGGTAAAAACTTAACTATCACTGAAGGTGAGATAGACGCTATGTCTATATCAGAGATGTTTGATGGTAAGTGGGACGTGGTGTCATTAAAGAATGGTTCTGGTGGTGCTAGGAAAGACATCAAAGAAAACTTAGAGTTCATCGAATCGTATGAGAATGTAATCTTATGTTTCGATAATGATGAGGCTGGAGCTGAGGCAGTTAAGTCAGTGAGAGATATTATCTCACCTAACAAGCTGAAGATTTGTAAGCTCCCGATGAAAGACGCTAACGATATGCTGACCAACGGTAAGATGAAAGAGTTTACTGATGCGTGGTGGGGTGCTAAACCTTATACACCTGATGGTATCATCACTGCTATGGACACCTGGGAGTACCTAGAAAAGGCTAAGGATATAAAGTCTATACCCTACCCCTGGCAAGGACTCAATGGTTACACATACGGATTCAGACAGAAGGAATTAGTTACCATCACTAGTGGTAGTGGTATGGGTAAGTCATCTCTAGTCAAAGAGCTGGAGCATTACCTATTAAATACTACTGATGATGGTGTAGCAGTGATTCACCTAGAAGAATCTATCGAGGGTACCACTAAAGGTCTGATGTCGGTGGAGTACAACGAGCCACTGCACCTACCTGGGCACAGAGAAAATTATACTGATGAAGAGTGGCACGATATGTGGTACAAAGCAGTGGGTTCTAAACAGGAAAGATTATTTTTACTGGACCACTTCGGTAGTATATCAGAGGATAGTTTAATCTCTAGGATTCGTAGTCTAGCTAAAGGATTTGATTGTAAGTGGATTATACTGGACCACCTATCAATCGTGGTGTCAGACCAGGAAGGGTTTACTGATGAGCGTAAAGCTATTGACGCTATTATGACTAAGCTCAGGAAGATAGTACAAGAGACTGGCATAGGTCTGTTCCTAGTATCTCATTTGAAGAGACCACAAGGTAAGGCACACGAAGAAGGTGGCCAGGTTAGCTTGTCAGAGCTTAGAGGTTCAGCAGCTATAGCACAGTTAAGTGATATGGTGATTGGTCTAGAGAGAAATCAACAGGCTGATGATAAAATAGATAGGAACACCACTGTCCTCAGAGTAATTAAGAATAGATTCTCTGGGCTGACTGGTAAATGTTGTGAGTTAGTTTACAATGAGACCACTGGTAGATTAAAAGAAGGAGCAGATGGTGAAAGTTTATTTTGATATAGAGACGGACGGATTAGACGCAACTAAGGTACACTGTATCTGTGCTATGTTAGACAGTGAAGATACTATGTATAGTTTCATCGGTGAAAAACCCTACCTAGAATTTGGTGAGTGGTTGAAGTCAGAGAAAGTAGATACATTAGTAGCACACAATGGTATTGGTTTTGATTTACCTGTACTCAAGAGATTGAGTGGGGATAGCTGGGACTATATCATTAGAGATACACTGGTACTATCACGATTGGCTAACCCTTCATTAGAAGGTGGACATTCGTTAAGAAACTGGGGTATTTTATTAGGTAATTACAAGGGTGATTACGAAGGGGGCTGGGACTACTATAGCACAGAGATGTTAGAGTATTGTCAGCAAGATGTTCGTCTATTGAGGTCAGTATCTAAAAGATTAGACCTACAATTACAGGACTTTGATGGACAGAGCATAGAGTTAGAACATAAGGTGGCTGAAATCATTCACCACCAACAACAAAATGGAGTATTATTCAATGAAAGAAAAGGTTATGATTTACTGGCAGAGCTTAAAGAAAGGGTTCACTCGATTGTACTGGAAGTGCGTGAGGTTTTCACTCCCCTTCCTGTTTGGAAAGAGCTAACAGTATTAAAAAATCCATATAGGAAAGATGGAACACCTAGTCTAGCATATCAAAAACAACTAGACAGGGGTGCACACCACAGAGATGGTGAGTGGGGGTACATAGACTACCCTGAGTTTAACTTAGGTAGTAGACAACAGGTGTCTAGATACCTACAGCACTTCGGGTGGACACCTACTGAATGGACAGACAAAGGTTCAGTGATTGTCAATGAGAAGGTGTTAGCTAACGTAGACATACCTGAGGCTAAGATGATACTAGAATACTTCACTATCTCTAAGAGGGTAGCGATGGTCAACAGTTGGTTAGAAGCAGTAGGTACTGACGGAAGGATACACGCCAGAGTCAACAGTTGTGGTGCAGTAACAGGTAGAATGACACACTCAAAGCCTAACCTAGCACAGGTACCAGCTGTTTATTCACCTTATGGTGAGGAATGTAGAGACCTATGGACTGTACCTGATGGTATGTGTCTAGTAGGTATCGATGCTAGTGGACTTGAGTTAAGAATGTTAGCACACTATATGGATGATGAAGATTACACAGAGGAGATATTAAATGGAGACATACACACAGCAAACCAGTTGGCTACGGGACTTCAATCTAGAGATTCAGCAAAAACTTTTATCTATGCCTTCCTGTATGGAGCAGGTGATGGAAAAATCGGGGAAATCGTTGGCGGAAAAGCGAAGGATGGTAAGAGACTTAAAGCAGAGTTCCTTGATAATACGCCTGCACTTAGAGCACTACGAAGAGAGGTTGACAGAGGAAGCACGAAGGGTTGGGTTAGAGGACTAGATGGTAGGAGACTACACATCAGGTCTAAACACTCAGCACTGAATGTATTACTACAGTCAGCAGGTGCTATAGTTATGAAACAAGCACTGGTATTATTAAAGAAATACGCTGACTCATATAAGATAGACTATAAGTTTGTACTCAATGTACACGATGAGTTTCAGGTAGAAGTTAGAGAGAGCCAGGCACATTGGTTCGGGGGATTGGCTGTTGATTGTATCAAGAGAGCTGGTCTAGATTTTAAACTAAACTGTCCGTTGGATGGTGAATATAAGGTAGGTAAAACGTGGGCACAGACACACTAGTAGATGACATCTATAGATTAATGGACACTAAAGAAGTGTCCGAAGGTGTAGACGTAGAGAAAGTTGTCGAAGAGTTCGGGGAAAATATGAAGACAATCCTGAGACAGAACATCACACAGCACAAGCACGACAGACGTAAGTTAAGGATGTCTAACATAGGTAAGAAAGATAGACAGTTATGGTATAGCTACAACGGATACAAAGGTGAGGAGCTAGAGCCTTATGTCTACATTAAGTTTCTATATGGACACCTCATTGAGGAGATGGTCCTAGCACTAACTAAATTATCTGGACACGAGGTTACATCAGAGCAGAAGAGGGTAGAGGTATCAGGTATCAAGGGCAGTATGGACTGTAAGATTGATGGTGTATTGACAGATGTCAAATCAGCCTCGCCTTATGGATTCAGAAAGTTTAAAGATGGTAGCCTAATCAATGATGACCCATTCGGTTATGTCGACCAGATTAAAGGTTATGCTCACGCTGAGAAAACTACTGATGTAGGCTGGTTAGTAATGGATAAGACTAATGGACACCTGACATATCTCAAGTATGATATGGCTGATGAATCTAAATGGTACTGGACTAAGCTAAACTTCTTCTCTATAGTAGATAGAATTAAGAACATAAAGAAAGTAGTTAAGTCTAGTGAGCCACCTAAGAGATGTTATGACCCCATCGCAGATGGTAAGTCAGGCAATATGAAACTACCTGTAGGGTGTAGTTACTGTTCTTATAAGTATGAGTGCTACCCTAAGTTGAGGACCTTCATCTATTCTAATGGACCGAAGTATTTAACTGTAGTTAAGAACACTCCTTCAGTAATAGAGGTAGACGCAGATGGCATTAAAGTATAGAAGTAAACTAGAGAAAGAATGTCATCAACTGTTAGGTAATAAACTATGGGAGTACGAGCCACATAAGATAGCGTACACTATGCGTAAGAATTATGTACCTGATTTTGTTATGGGTGATTTCTACATAGAGGTTAAAGGATTCTTTAGACCAGGTGATACTGCTAAGTATAAAGCTATAGCAGAACAACTTAAGTTTGAGGGTAAGGAGTATATATTCTTGATGCCTAAGCCAGACAGTAGAGTTAGGAAGGGTGGTAAGATTACCTACAGACAGTGGTGTGCTAAGCATAACATAAAGATATTTTCTACTAAGGAAATCAAGGAGCTGAAAGAATGGACGAGAAAATGCTGACGCTTGATGAACTTAAAGACAGGGTATTAGCAGAAGGTTACGATGAATGCCTAATCTGTGATATACTAGAGGTAAGCACTGAGGAATTACTCAATGCTTTTGAAGACAAACTATTAGATAAGAGGAGGGAGTTCGATGATGACGTTTGAATCTTTCGTTTTATATAACCTTGCTATGTCTGTTGTCGGGTGGTTTCTAATGAAGAGACAGGGTGAGCAAGAGTATGACAATGGTTTTATGGATGCAGTACAACTACACTCTGAAGGTAGGCTTACTTATACTAGAGAGACTATAGGTGATGATAAATATGTATTGACTATTGAGGTAGCAGATGAAGATTGAATACTTAGGAATAACAATTGATAGGACTAGAGACAAGCAGATGTCTGAACAGGCACGGGAGCTAGTCAAAGGATACTA